ACAGGGCGTCAGGGTGCTTAGCCACTACATCGACAGCACGCTGAATCTGCACCTCTGGATCTTTGGTGGTGGGGGTAATCTTAACCACAGGCAGGGTCTTTTTCTCTCCAACCGAACCCTTAGACTGTTGCAGTAAGTACTCTGCACCCTTCTTAATAAAGCTAGGGTCATCAAACAGGTCTTGAAGGCTATCGAGGTCTTTCCCTTGGAGATATTCATAATTCATGAACTTGCCATCCTTTAGGATGACGGTGTCCTCTTCCTCTTTGTTCTCGTCTAAAAGTCTCTGCTTGAGGTTCTCAAACTGATTGTCTTCGAGGGACTTGAACTTGGTTCGCAGCTGCTTTTCAGTCACCTCCCCCTTATCGTCTATAAAGCTCCATGCTTTGAACTCAATGTCTGTCCCTACTTGCGGGTCTAGAGGGAGGTTGTAAGAATTTTCTCCCGCATCAGTCAATTTTTGGCGGTGGGCTATTAGCTCATCAATGGTTTCCTGCTTGGTCTCACCCAGCATTCCATCCAGCGCGTCAATCTTCCCGTCGTCCGAGGTGAAGTAAACCTCATCGCCAGCTTCCTTAGCGTCGTCATCAAAGTAAAGGGTGTAGCGATCACCGTCCGCGAAGGTGACAATATAGTTGCCAGTTTCTTCGTAGTTAACGGCTTTCTTAAAGGTAGGTTTTTTATCGGTAGCCTTGAGGACTACCGGTGTGCGATCTGGATCTGCCGCCTCTATTGAAGTGGCAGGCTCTACTTCAGGTTCTTGTACCGCTTGTCGTTGACGTTGCCCAGTTTCGTCTTGCTGCGATCCCGCCATTCCGGTATCGGCTGGTTGGCTGTCAGGGCTTGCTTCGCTATCGCGTCCAGTTGTGGCAGGCTGTACGCCCTCGATGACTCCGGACTCGGGCGGTGCCCGAATTTCTCCTGATATGCCTTCAGGTTGGGAGGTGTCTGCGGGGCTGGTACTTTGCGTAGGTTCATCTTTTACCTCTGGTGCTATTGCATTCTGTAAATTGCTGTCCCTGATTTGCTTAATATAATTATACGCTAACGGCGCCTCTGATTTAAGCTGTTCTGGGTTAGAGTGAAAGAGTGCTCCAAGCTGAGCAAACACTTCCTCTCTGTAAGTATTGTTTAGTTCACCGTTGTTCTGGTCTGCGTCTGCAATGTCATTCCTTAAGTCATTAAAAGGATAGTCAAACCTTTTGCCCACGGCGGTTCCGTTAACCCAGTTATCAAAGACCTCTTCCATAATGTCGCCCATAACAACGCTTGGAGCGTCTGCGTCATCTTGGATGCGAATATCAAACCTTGAATCGCCGGTACTTAAGTCAAAAGCATAATCTGCTGCATGGTAAATTTCGTGGGTCATAGTCCAACCCAGCTCGCTCAGCGCATCACTGTCTACCATAGCCTTATTTAGAAGATCCGAACTTATAGATATTCCTCGGGACTGGTTACCAGTCAATGCTGGCGCCGATACATCTGATGGCTGGTGAACATACATACCAGACACTGCATCAATAAAGCTCGTTGGCACTCCGTTTGCCGAGAGATCAGCCATAACGCCTGCGGTCAAAGTTGTTACCGCTGGCGCCTCCTGTCCATACGACTCATCAATAGTGGGAAGGCTGACTCTTTCTTCCGAATCAAACTTAATCTCTAACGTTTCATTGCGGTCAAACACCCTGTCTATGTCGTCTTGGTCTATAGCCTCAACAATAACGTCAGTGTTGTTTGGGTCTAGTGCCTCTGGAGTATTAGCGGCTACAGAAAGCTCGACCAATTGATCCTGAACCGGCTTGTCCTGAGGAGACATAGGGGCGTCAAATTTATGATCGTGCCCATAGGCTCTATTACCTTCTGGTACTTCTTTAGTACCAAACGCTGGAGCTGAAGGGAAGTCAGTAACTATATCTGCCTTAGGAGATTGAGGTGAGGGTGGTAATGTATTTTCCCCGAACTGAGGATTTTGCGTATCCGCAGACAATGCTGGTTCAGGAAGGTCACCGTCAGGAATATCGATAGGATCTTCAGCGGCATTAAAGTCCAACAGTCGGGCTTGGTTTAACTGCTCGTCTGTATATGGACGATTGGTATCTGGGTCCAAAGCACCTTCAGCGTTCCATGTTGTGGCTAGCTCGCCAGTGACTGGGTCAATGGGGCGCTCACTTGGGACCATCTCGCCAAGACTTGTGCGACCGTTGGCAGCATCATCTTTAGCTCGGTCATACATCTCCCTAATGCGAGCGCCAAACTCGGGGTCTTTAACAGACTGGGTACGAATGATCTTTGCGCCATCGCCCATATTTACATCGCTGTCGTAACCTCCAGTTGCAGCCTTAACACTAGCGCCTGCGGTGCCTGTAGCAAAACCAAACAAAGTTCCGCCAGCAGCTTGCTCTATTATGCCTGCACGCTTTCTCTCGTTACTTATATAGTCAAAGTATTCCCGCTTTTCATTGCCTGTAAAGTTGTTGTTCACGTAAGAGATTACCTCTTCCTCAACAACATACTGCAATGCTTCGGTGGCTCCTTCCATTCCTGACTGAGCCGTTACATCTTTCAGGAAGCTGCCAAACCACGCGCCCTTATCGCTGATCGAGCCAGATATAAACTCAACCGCATCATCAGACTTACCCTTAGGCAGGAACTTGGTTAAAGCTACGCCTACTGGGATGGCATTTATTGCAGCCTGTAGTGTTCCTGAAGCTAGCGCAGCAATTGGCGCCTCTTCTCCAGTCTCTTCGAGAGTTCTTGCAAACGTGCTTGACGCACCCTGCTGACCAGCATAAAGACCCGCGCCCACCGTGCCTGCTTTGGCGGTAATCGCTGCAAGTTGGTCTGCTACTATTTTGTCCGCAATTTCTTTGGATGCAGACTGCGCCATCTCTTCTGAAATTCCACGCTCGACCAGCGCCTCGGCTTTGTCTTTTGCGTACTTCTCAGCAAACTCTGTTGCGCCCTTCTTGACAACCGCCTTAGTAGCCAATGTTGCTAGTCCACCGCCGACAACCATTCCTGCTAGGTCTGGCACAGCCGAACCTAAGGTGTATGCTGCCCACGCACCAAAGTCTGACGCACTGTCTATATCGCCAAAGGTAGAGTCGGGAAGGTTTTCTTGTGCCTCAGCCTGCTTCTCTTGATAGTAAGCCATACCATCAGCAACCAAGTCGTCTCCAGAGTCAACCAAAGACTCAGAATCGACAAACTCACCTAAGTTTTTTACGCCAGAACCAAGCAGGGCTTTACCGCCGCCATACAAAGCCTGCATGTTGTCAACGCCGCTACTAAACCCACGACTAAAGTTTCCATCGGGTTCGGATTCCGGTTCTGCGGTTAACTCGGCACTAGGCGTAGGGACAGACTTTTTTTTACTTGGACTCTTTTCTCCATACAGAGAATCCCAATATTCATCTTCAGTCTTGTTTCGACCTGAGGTTAAGGGCATCGAATTTACCTATTTAGTCATGTAGCCTTTGGATGTAAGAAACCTGTTAAGTGCTGCTGGGTCTTTAACGAACGCTTTGCCGGTTTCGTCTGCATCGTAGTAAGGCGCGAGCGCAGAGATTAACTGAGGACTCCACTGATCTTCAGGGATTAGCTGTCCTAACTGAGGGCTACCGGCTGCCGCTGGCGCAGCAAGCAAAGCTGAATAAGTATCCTTCAACCATTTTTTTGCTCGAGTCTGCATCGGCTCTTCCCTAGCCCCAAACAAGAGGCGCTCTTCAATCCTCGCCCTCATCTTTTCGGTCTCTTCCTTTGAAATCATTTGGTCCCTAGATAGCGATAAAAACTCTTCATTGTCACCGCCATAAAGGTTTGTTGTATTGCCGCCGGTTTTTATCGCGTTTATATTGCTATTTAGAATCGCAGTGACTTCACTATCAAACGCGGCTTTTCCGTTGCTACCCTTATTGTTTCCGTACTTCGCCATAATTCTTGCTGACTTGACCGCAGGCTTCATTACTTTGTAAGTGTTCTGCACCATGTAGGCAGTACCAGCATAAGCATCAGAGAAATCACCCATATTTATCGATACAGGGTTTGAGTCTATGTACGACCGCCCCCCAGTTAACGGAGGGAAGTAGAACTGCACGTCGTCAGGATCGTTTTGATTTACTATTTCAACCACAAGATTACCTGTAAGGTCAGCATCAGCCCCTGTGGCTGTGGCATTAAACAAACCCTGAGATTGTATTTGGTATCCCTTGTTGCGATATCCCTCAGGCGCATTAACAAAGCTGCTGTCAATGCTTCTACCCACCGCCGCTGAGGCATCTAGCTGCAACGTAGTCGTAGCCGCCCTTAACATTGTGTCACTCATCTCTGGATTTCTGCCTTGAGACATATCTGACATAAACCCAGCTATCTCTTGCTGACCTCGGCGAGTTATATCAGCCATTGCGGTGCCAAAATTAAATATGCCCGTGCCCTTATTCTCTTGATAAGCCTTTTCTATTTTGCCCAATACTTCTGTATCGTATATTCCGTCTGCTTGTTCTGCGTACTGGAAAACGGAGTTGTAGTTTACGGCGGCGTTGTATCGACGCTCTTCGCCGCTAATCCTGTCCCCCTCAGCCTTCAGCTTTGCTGCGGTTGCTTTGTTCTCATTTATCTCGGACAGACCTTTTTTGTACTCTATAGATTCAGGGTTTGTTTTGTTGTCCGCTACCGTTTGTGCCGTCGCTGCTTTGGTGGACGCAGTCTCAGCATTTAATCCCGCTATTTCGGTAGTCAGCGCATCGAGTCCGGCTTTGCTTTCTTGAGCAGCCCTTTTGATAGAAAGGTCTTCCTTTCTATATTCCTTTAGATCATCTGACTGCTGCTTCTTGTAAAGTGAGTCAGCCTCTATCTGATCACGCTTAAGCTGCCTATCCTGAACATCACTGATTAGCCCAAAGCCGCTTCTGAATCCGTCTGCAAAACTCATGATAAGTACCTAGTCGAATAATTTGTTAATGAGATAGGCGACGCCTAAGCCAATAGCTACAGGGGCTGCTAATGTGGACAGTGTTGCCATGGCTCCGCTTCCGCCTGCTCCTGCTGCGCCCACTGCTGTAGAGCCTGCCGCAGTTGTTGTTGACCCCGCAGCTTGGCTAAGAACCACTTTACTGCCTTCTTGAACAGCCAGCTCTTTTGCACCACCCGCAACCAAGCCTTCTGCTGTGAGAGCTGATCCTGTTGTGCCAACTGGAGAAGCCAGTGCGCCTGCACCGGGGTTTAATGCGAGTTTAGCTGCGGTGGGGGCAGCGGGAGATTGATTTATAAACAACTTGCCACCCTGCATTACTGCATCACCTGTTGCTGCGGCGGTTTTTCCAACCTTTGAGGCTGCTGCTAGCTTGTTAGCGCCAACCATTCCGCCAATGCCTGCACCAGTGCCCATAGTCTGAGCCTCTGCCGCAGTCTTCTGAGCCTCAATAGCCATGCGTTGCTGCTCTTCAACAGACTCTGCTTTGGCTACTGCCGCCATACCTCTATTGGCAATGCCTCGTAAGCCTTGCCCTACCGCAATCATTGTCATTGACCTGTACTCCTTGCCTTCTGCGAGATGCCCGACAGAGAACCTGACAGGATTGACTGGCGACGATCTGCGTCACGCAATCTTGTGTCGTTAAGACCACCAACTAGACCGCCGACAGCAGTCGTTGAATTAGCTATATTGCTGTTGCCTTGAAGACCCATTCGAGCCATGTCTCTGTTCTGTTGACCCTGAACATTGGTCACGGCACTTCCCATATTTGAGCGAGTGCGATCTAGATCTGCGCCCAAAGACTTAGTCCCTGTTGCGGTGATTTGTCCCGCCATAAAGTTTTCTATCGGGGCAAAGCGCTGGTTGTAGTCTTGTGTCTGCGCCCTAATTAGATCTGCGTAGAGCTGATCGCCCGGCTGATCTTTAGAATTCATGTAACTGTACTTGTATGGATTGATCCGTGCGTAAGGGTTGGTGTTGCTGTAGTCAGGCGTTTGATAGAAGTTGCCAACCGCGCCAGCCGCTTCTGGATTCAGCATTGAAAGGTACTGATTAAAATCCATTAGCCTTTACCTCCTAATCCGTAACCCGCTGCCATGCCAGCACCTGTGCCTGCAATAGAAGCGATACTTTGTGAGTTGGCGAAATCTCTTTTCGCTGCTGCTCCAGCTCTATCCAAGCTGTTCTGCATACGGTCAATGTTTCCTGAGACAGCCTGCCCCTGTAAGCCCTGACCCATTTGAATGACGTTGCCTAAATTCTGATAGGCTGCATCGGTATAACTAAGCCCAGCGTCTGAACCTGCCAACCCCATGCCTCTAGCCTGAGCTTCGCGAAGAGCACTTGACTCGCCTACAGCTCTGCCTGAATTGGGGTCTAAGCCCATCTGAAACTGTGCGCCCCGCATGTCTCCAAAGCCTTGCTCATAGATAGCAGAGGTTTGGTTCTGTGCAGCAGCCATAGCATCATCGGATGCGCCCTCATAAAACATCGACTTAGTGTCATTGATGTACATATTTTCAAGCGGGACAAAAACCTCGCCATAGCGCTGCAAAGCATTGGCTGCTTGTTGCGCTAAAGCCTGCTTGCTCTCTAATTCTTTTGGATCGCTTCCGCCACCACCGCCCATATATCACCTATAGCTTTTTGTTTAGAACTGCCCATTGAAGTTGATAGCCACCGGCTTGCGCCAACGACCAAAGACCCTCGTGAGGGGACAAAAATTCAATTTGTTTATGCCCTGTGTTTCTAGCAAGGGTTTCTAGTTCATCACAGTAGGTAGCCAGACTATGTTCAACTGGGTCATACGCGATCCAGATGAGTAGCTTTGCGGCTGATTGGAATGGAATCCTGACCGACTGAAGAATCACAAAACCCGTAGCCGTCCTTGCAGGGTCCATAAGAATGTGAGCCTCGCCGCGTACACATTCAGCGTATACGTCTTCGAGTCTCCAGTCGGGAGAGGTATCTTTAGATACGTGTTCTAGACCGACCTTAACGGTGTCCCAGACTTCTCTTATATCGACAAAATCTAACGACATTCGTTACTCCTATCATACTTGAAAATCAAGTAAAATACTAAAAAAGATAATTATTCTGGCTTGACTGGGAACTGCCAATCCAAAAGCGTACCGTCTATAGGGCAGCTTTCTTCGTCGCTTATATAGCCTGCCGAATCCCTAAGTCGGTTAGGAATTTCCCTTAGATCTTGCCTGTAGACAGACCAAGCTGTTTTCTGCTCGCCAGATAACGGGGAGTCAGGCATCTGCGTCCAGTCAGAAGATTCTAATTTTCTGTTCCTTTTACCTATAATCTCGTCCCAATGCGCTCTGTTCATTTTTAGACCTATTTGTTTAACCCAAACACCTGTATTGCTCCACTAGTAAAAGTTCCTCCTGAGCCGGATACATCATCAATTTTTCCGAATGCCCAAATGGTATATGTAGTATTTGGAGACAATGCGGCTTGGAAATTTACGTTTTTATTTCCTATTGCAAAGCTGCCCGAACCTTGGAAATGCTCTGACCCTACATAGTCAGACGCCGATGTAGACGTGTAAGCAGAATAATTACTTGTTTGCCTCATTGAGACAGCAAACACGGATTCAGACGAACTGCTATAAGTCCCAAGAAAATCAACATACCCTTGGATGATGAAAACCCTAGTTCCGGTAAAGGCGCTTGTGGTGAATTGATATTGAAATAGGGGAGCGCTTAGCACATCGCCAACACTTATAGCTGGGATAGCTGAGGTGGAAGCAGTACTTGCTATGTGTTTTGGTGAGGCTGAAGTAAAAGGACTTCTTGTAAGCTCAGTAACCTCCGTCACCGTGCCTGATTGCCCACCTATACCGGCAATTCTTCCAATTGAATCTTGGATGGCTTTCCCACCCACATCCAAAGTATTTGTTGTGATGTTGTTTGCGTTTAAAGTCCCAGTTAGAACATTTTCTAATTCAGCAAAAGTTCCCGTTATCTTCGTAACGGTGAGATCTGATATCTTCGCATCATCGATAGCCGCGTTGGCAATCTTGGCGTTAACGATTGCGCCGTTCCTTATGAAGGCGTCAGTCATATAGACACCAGCGGGTACTGCCACCCCGTTGATCGTTGTTGCGGTTGCCTGTACAACAAAAGGAGTCGTTGCCGCCGTGGTGTCACTGCCTCCTCGCATGATTGCGAAACGGTCAGCGTTTACATAGAACTCACTGGTATTGTTTCCCGAAGATGTAGTCGTGTTCGCTAAACCAAACCCAGCAACCGCTCCGTTGGCATCTACTTTTACTGTGTATTGCCCCTCTAGCGTCCCTAGTGAGCTAGCATTTGCAGAAAACTGTTGCTCAACCGTAACGCCAGTACCTCCCGCATTATTTAACCTAGCGGTTAAACCGTTTACTGTGCTCGATGCAGCGCTAGCAGATCCTGCCGCATTAGATTCCGAGGTCGCCG